CCGCCATCGAACGTGCCGAGACCGACCGGTGCACCGGTAACAGTGCTCACTTTGTCTGCCGCAGGTTTTGCCGATTCAATGTAGTCATACCCTCTTTTCGTCGTGTTGTACACCCACTTGCCGATGCCAGCGTTCGGCGGGGGCGCGGCGGTCTTGGGGTCAAAGTACGTGCCATAGTTGCGCGACGCATCACTCTTCCCCGACAAGTAGTCGTACGGGTCGATGGGGGTCGTGGTCGTTGGTGGCGTATACGCTTTCTGGAAGTAGCCCGGCTTGTCCACCATGCCCCCTTCGGCAAACCGAGGGCTGTACCGTGCATAGCCGCCCGGCACGTAGCTCTTGGTGGCGTCGTCGTAGCGGCCCGTGGCCAAAAAGCCATCGCGAGATACCTCTGGCATTTTGGTGTTCGTTTCCGCAGCCAGTGCCGGCGCTGCTGCCGCGAGCATATTCGCGCCGCCCAGGGTAGACATGGCGTTCTTGAAGTTCAACGAACCCAGCCCCGAAGTAAGCCGCGCGGTGCGATCCATGCCCGCCGAGGCAGCCATTTGCGCCTGCCGGGCCTGCGCCGGGTCGAGCCCCATCGGGTTGGCCGAATTCACAACACCCGCAGGCACGTTGCCTGCGGCCGCCATCAACCCATCCGACATGCCCGCGCCGCCGTAGGCCCCCATACCCGCCATCAGCCCGTCTTTAAAATTCCCTTTGACCAGCCCGGTAAGACCGCCAACACCGATGGCCGTGCCCGCAGCACCACTCATGCCTAGCGCGCCGCCGATGGCCGTGCCAAAGCCAGGAGCAAATGTGTTCAGTGCGAAGCCGGCAATGGCGGGGAGCAGTTTGTCCAAGAAGCCCGCCTCGGGTAAACCCGTAGTGGGGTTTATCGTCAGCGATCCCCCGTGCCGCATGGCGAGCGCCTGCAGCCCGGAGATTTCCCCGTTGGACATATGAACAAGTTGGGAATCGGGCCCGCGCCCTTGGGCGGCTAGGTGGCGTGCAGCGTTTTGCATAAGGGTCTCTTTATAGGGCAGACACAAAGGTCATTGTAGCGATTACCGACGGTGTTGCCGGTATTGTTGGTCCCGTGCCGGCCGCATATGCAGGCATCGACGCTGCTGCGTCTGTCGGAGACCATACCAATTCGATGTATTCCAGCGCCAGCAGCGAAAGGATGTAGGTAAAAGAGCCGAGGGTGTGCGCCGGTTCGCTGGGGCTTTTGCGCGAAGGCATGCCGAAAATGCTGTTGGACGACGCAACATCCGTCCCGTTTTTACGTAGCCAGATGCTGACATCTTGGCCGTCGGTGTCCGTGTTTTGTAGCTGTGCGCTGTACTGCACCCGGTAAATTCCCGGCCTAGTAACGGTCATCTTGGTTGTCGTCTGCACGGACACCGCGTTGCTGTAGTCCGTGGTGTTAAGAGTCACAACTGTGTCTGTGTTTGCCGTCGTGCTTTGCGACACGCTGCTAGAAAAAGAACCGGACGGAACCATTATTACCGCGCCCCCGTTCGGCGTGAACAGGCTCTCAAGCAGCGCGTCGAGCTGCGCAAAGTACAGGCGCAGCACCCGGTTGAACTGGTCAACGTAGGGCGCTTGGTATTGCGCCGGTGGCTGCGGCAGTGCCGGTGCCGTGAACTTCTTGTAGATAGCGGACAAAATGGGCATACCTAGCGCCTCCCGTCCAGTTTTATATCAATCCTTGGGCTGCCTAGCTGCCACGTTGTTCCCAGCTGGTTCGACTCGATACGCATGGCAAGCTGTCGGCCACGAACGCGGATGTCAACCTGCCCCGTAAACTGCTCCACCTGCACACTGGTATCCCGCGAAGTCTGCGTAACGGCTGCTGCATTCTCTCCGCCAACAGAATTTGGTGCGTTGTATCCAGACCCGGAATTCTGCATCGGCAGCAGCGTCAGGGTCACTGCCGGGTTGGCCGTGGTAGAGCCCTGGAAGGTTATGTCCGGCAAGACGCGCCAGACGAAACCGAACTTGTCCCCATCGCCAATGTCAAACTCCGACGACAGGATATATGCCTCTATTGCCGCGGGAGTGCCGGTTTCATCGTCATCCAGCCCGTATTCTTGCGCCACGAGGTTTTTGGTGTACGTTGCTGCGACCGGGTTGGGGCGCAGCTTGCTGTCGATCCACGCGGTGCGCGCCATCGTTCCGTAGTACCAGACATCTTCTAGGTAGTTGTACACGACGTAGCGGTCTATGGTGGTAGATGCAGCAGAGCAGTAGAACCACCACACTTCATTGAAAGCCTCGTTGGTGGTGGCGAAACACTGTTCAAACTGCTGCACATTGATGTCATCAAACACGTACCGGCGCAGATCGCACCGTAGCGTTTGTACCCGGCCATCGTACTTGTAAAACTTGTCAATGCCCATCCAGTAAGCGACACCGCCCGCAATGGAGACGGACATGGAACTGGAAATCGATACGTTGCCGCCCAAAAGCTGCGCGCCCCACACGAGCGACGCGCCCACAGCCTGCAAAGAGTAGATGGCGGTGTCTGTCCACACCAAAATTTCCTGTCGCGATTGCGCAGCGGTAACGATTTTTGAGCCCAGCGACAGCCGCAGACTGCCCGCTTGATTGGTAATCAGCGGCTCCCATTGCGTGACGCTTTCTTGGTCGGACCAGCGCACCAGCATGGGGTCTACAGTGGTGCCATACACGTCGTTGGTGCCGAAGCAAAAAACGAACCGGCTAACATCAGACACCAGAATGTAGTTTTGTTTCAGCGGCACCTCGTTAGCGCCGACAAGGGACGCAACAGCCACACCGTGCGTTGCCGTCCCGTTGGCCGCAACCCAATAGTACAGTGCCCCGCCGCGCGGGCCGAACACCAGGTTTTCGCCGAAGTTCGCCTGCGCCCATACGCGCAGCGAGTCGAGTATGGGTGGGCTGTCGCCCCACTCCCCAGTACCCCAAGCGCCTGCGCCCCAGCCGTTGAGCACAACCTGTATTTCAGGCCCTGGACTGATCTCGTAGCTAGCAGTGACCGTTCCGCCCGAGCCTACATCGCTGGCAGTGGCCGTCGCAGACACTGTGATGCTGTACGTGTTGACAGTGAGTACCGTAATTAGGAACGTGTCGTTTAGCACCGTCGCCGTTATGTCACCGCCCAGCCCCGTCGCGCCCGAAATAACAACGTAGTCGCCCGTAGCAGCACCGTGCGCGGTGTGCGTTACAAGCAGCTCGGCGGAACCTGCGGTGGCCGCGAAGGGCCCCGTCAGTATGTCAACGGCTCGAAACGGCGTGATGTCGTAGTAGGCACCGCCCTGCTCTATGTAGAACGCAGTGTTTGTCCCCATCGCCATGAGATTTGCGCTGCCAAGCGTCACCCAGTTCCACAACGAGCGGCAGACGCCAAGAAACATGTTTGCGGAGATGCGCTTCCAGCCGCCGATCTTCTCCGGCGTGCCTTGCCGAAAACGAATTTTGTCCGACTCATACCAGCCACCTTCGGTGGTATACCGGGTGTTTTCTCGGTTGACTCCGACTTTAAGGGAAAGTTTCTGCAGCGGCATTTTTTACCTCACGCCATCATTAGGGTCGCCGTGGCCGTTACTTCCGTTACTCGTCGCCCCCAGCCCTTGCCAAAAGTTCCCCAGCTATCAAGGGAATGCAGGAACGACAGCCGGTAGTCTTTGAAAGCGTCCAGCACCACTCGGGCATCCATTTTACCCAGTGCCGCCAGCGTTTTGGGGCCGATTGCCCCATCAGCGTCAACTCCTACAATGCGCTGCAGCCACTTTGCCGCTTGTCCCGGGCCGGAGTTCACAGCAGCGTCGAAGACCGCGTAGTCCAGCCCGGAGGGCAGCGCATCCCCGGACACTGCATCCCAGTATTTACGCTTGTACATCGGGCTTATTTTCTCGGGTGTCAGCGCGCGCATGTCCGCTTCAGACACAGTATGCCCCACCCACCGCTCCCACGTTGCTTTTGTAACCCCGAGGTTGGTCATGCCTCCAGGGTCCTTCGGGTGGTTGCTGAACCCCCCTTCGGACCCCAGCAGATGGACCATCGACGGCGCGAAATTAATTTTCATCTGGCGGCCACTCCTTGGATTTTCTCGACTGTGCGCAGGCCGCTAAGGCCCAGCATGCCGAGCAGTATCGGCATCATTTCAGTCAGATCGGCCGGGGCAATATCTAGCGGGTGGCCCCACACGGCAAGAACCAGCTGAGCAATAGGCAGCCCGATCCAGTTCCACACGCATGCCGCACCGCAGGCCCAGCCAATGGCGGGTCTCCAGCCGGAGACGAACACCGACGGGCTGGCCGCCTCAACGGCGTTGATGGCCAGCTGCCCCTGCACTAGCGTAATGGCAGCGGCAAGTTGCTGCCGTTCTGCTTCCGTCTTGTCAGGCCAGATACGGGAAATTACATTGGTCGCCAGTTCCATTCCGGCGGTGATTGGGTCGAGTGCCATTATGTTCCTTGC